CGACACCATGCCGCTTTTCAGCTTGGCTGCAACCTTTGGCCCAAGTCTACCTTCCAATTCATCCATCGTAAGGTTGGCAAACGTAACTTTAGGATTAAGCGTGTTACGGATACGGGGGAAAGTTCTACCCGCCCGTTCAATTGCTGCGGCAAGCTCGTCTTTACCCCTTCCTGCTGCAATTTCCATAGTTGCGGTGTCTTCAATCCTTGACGCCAGCTTTTCCAGCGTGGGCATTTTGCTGCCCATTTCTTTGAAGATGTCGTAACTACCGGGGCCAAATACGGCTTCTACCGCATCTGGATTATTGCCGCGCACAAGGCGCATGTATTCTTGCGGCGAATCCTTGAACAACTTTGCAGCTTCAGCAGCCATTGCTTTTTGGTCAATGGCTTGCATGTTCTGCGAGTATGTTTTGAGGTAGTTTTTCCAACCCGGACCACCCGGACCCGCAGCGGTTTCAATTGCGTCATCAATCAGTGGTCGAATGTCTTCCAACACTCGACGTGTGACTTTGGCACTGATCTTGGGGTCTGTTTGACCCATGATCTGCTGGATACGCTCGTTGATGCCCTCCTTGCGCAGTGTGTACAAGTCGTGTGCGTCAATGACACCGCCACCTTTTTGAGTCAAATTGGCAATGTCGTCCTTAATGGATTCCAACACTTTGACAACAGTTGGGCTTGCCCGAGTGCCGGGTGTAGACAACTTTGTGTCAATTGCGCCAATGATGCTCCCCGCATCAAGAGGGCGCAAGCCGTAGTCGTCCAAACTGCCAATCTGGCGTTCCAAGAACCCAGCTTCTGCACGGCGTTGACGCGCAATGTTGGCAAAAGTGTCAGATGTTTCTTGCCATTGTTCTGCAACAAACCTGTTGGCCCGTTCAAGTTTTCTGTCGTCTACGCCCGGAACTGGGCCTTCCGACACTACACCACGAGCACCACGAGAACGTGAAACCATCAGTCGTCTAGCAGCATCGTCTGCAACATTTGCACGTTGCAATGCCTCGGTTCCCGCCGCCACAGTTGATTGTCCGGTGCGGGCCGGACCTGTCACTGTGCCTTGAATCAATCCACCAGATAAGGGGGCAGGTACTGGCGCAGGCATCCCTTGACGCAATGCGTTGATCATCGACGCTTCACGTTGCTGCAACTGTGGAGCAAGTCGGTTTGCCGTTTGAGCAGCTTGGTTGGCTGCTTGCAACTCGACGTTGCGCATATCGGCAGTTAACTGGTTGAGGCGCTTGATCGACGCTTCATATGCAGCACGGGCTTCGGTAGCGTTGCCGCCTTCCATCATCCTCTGCAAGTCGGCAAAATCCGCAGCAGCCTGCTGTTTGAGTTTGAGCGACATTTCGTCCGTGCGATTGGCAAATGCTCCCAATGCTTGGAAAGCATTATTCTGCACACCAGCCGTAGCCTGCGCCGCTGTCAGGTCATCAGGTGCAGCCGCCAATGCGGCACGGATAGCTGCAATTTGGTCACCCGCAACATCACGCGAAATCCTACCAGCCTTGACGGCTGCAAGTTGACCTGTAAAAGCGTCTTTGAGAAAACCCGCACCTTTGGCAAGAGCTTTTACGATTGGAGGTGCTACTGCGGCCACCGTACCGCCAACCAAAGCACCTGTCTCAAATTCATCGGGGTTGATGATTGCTGAAGTTGCGCCACCCAGAGTTGCACCGCCTGCAACACGAGTAGCAAGATTGCCGCCAGAAAACCCGCCAGTGCGAATGGCTTGCGCCAATGGCGCTGCTGCTGGAATTGCCCTTAATGGTGCGGAAATCGCCATGCCCACAGGACCAGTGCCTAACACCTCGCCGCCCAATTCGCCTGCGCCTGTGAAAACCGGAAACTCTTGCTTAAACGGCGCGACAGTGGCTTGCGACTGAGCAAGCCGTCGAGCAGCATCTTCTTGCAAGAACGCACCCGTGTCTGTTGCACCAACAGCCGACAGACCCTTACCCAACAGTCGCTGACCACCCAGCATGACGTTGCCACCGCCGCTGATAACGCCCTGAGACACTGCTTCGATGGGCGCGCCAATGGTTTCAAAGAATCCGCGCTGTCGAGGGCCGGGAATACCCGAGTCGCGGGCAGATGACATGTCGAATGGTTTTGCACTCGAAACATCAAACCCACCCGATTTTTCAGATCGTGCGCTGGCGAGATCAAAAGCCATTACTTCACCTCTTTGAAGGATTTACGATCTGGACTCACCCAAGCCCTGTTGTTGTTTTTATCAGTCATCAGCGTCCAATCTGCGCCCACACCTTCAGGGCGGCCAGACGCAGACGGCGCGGCTTTACCGTCTTCTTTTCTGGCTGTGTATTTACCACCACTGCCAATAAATTTTTCCATGTTTGCAAGAATTTCGCGGTTTGCTTCAATGGATTTAGCTGGGTCAGTCAAAGAATTAAGCCACGTGGTGAATTCGACGTTAGAGTTAAGGTTCTGCGCCGACAACCCCGTTGCATTCTTAACTGCTGCAAACAATTGGTTACGTGCGCTTGCAATGATGTCGCGTTGAGTTTGAGCCTCAGTACCTGCAACACGACCCGCAACTTGACCCACACCTGATGTCCCGATAGACGTCAGTATGTTAGATATTGCGCCTCTTTGTGTACTAGGAATAGCCCTTTGGCGATCCAATTCCTCATATGCATATTTAAGGTTGTCAAGAATGTCCTGTGCTTGAGTTGCGCCCTGCTCTTGTTTTTGCGCTGCGGCAGCGGCGGGAGCACTCTTTCCAGTCGTACCAATTACGCCTGGCGATCCAACACCACCACCTTGATAGCGACGAGCGTCGATGGTAATCATTTGCAACGGATTGTTCGGATCTTGAATCTGCGTAATAGTCGGCGCAACCGGCTGAACTGGCGCTCGGCCTGCTGCTGCACGAGCAGTCACAAATTGCTGATAAGTACCTTGAAAATTACCACCCTCGGGTGTTTTCGCAAAGGTGTATTCTGCAACCATTGCCGGTGGCGCGGTTGGTGTTGCAACCGAGGGTTTTACAACACGTCCTGTTGAATCAACAAGTCCTACGCCCGGCACTGTGTACATTCTCGATTCTTTAGATGCAGCTTCAATTTGCTTGAGCAGCAGCGCGGCCTCGGCCTTTGCACCGAGAGTGTCAATGTTGGCAACTCGGCGATACCGCGCTTCCAACGAAGCAATGTTTGGTTGGCTAGCCAAAGCGTTAACAGGCGTTGCTGGCGCGGCGGGTGCCGGAGCCAGTGCATTCATGGGCGGCGATTCTGGGATGGGGGCGCTTACCACGCCAGGGACACGGCCCATGGCTTGGGTGCTGTCGTAATCACCGGATGGTTGAGCGCCAGCGGGCATCCCAAACGCAGGTGCCCCGGTAGGCATACCGGTAGGCGCCGTTGCGTTTGATGTAGGTGGGTAAAATTCAGCTTGATATTGAGCAAACGCACGCTGCTCTTTGAGCTTTTGCTTGCCCTCAATACCCATCTTCACGTAGTCAGGGCGACCCGACCGAACGTAAACGTCCATGAGTTTGTCAAGGTCTGGGTCTTGACCCATGCCTTTGAGTTGCGTTTGAAGCTGCATCATCTCGGCGCGGTCGCGCTTGAGTTCATCAAGTTTAAACCTACCAGTTTCCAAATTGGTTCGATTGATGTCCTCAGTCATTCGTTGCTCTTGACCCTGCTCAAAGCCTTGTGCAAAGCCACGAGGGCCAGGACGCGCCAAAGCGCCAAAGTTTAGTTCAGCCATATTTATTCCCAAGACTGTGAGCCAAAAGCATAAGCATTTGGATCGGCGCTAAACGATCCAGATGAACGACCAAGGCTGTTGCTGCTACCTAAATATTTACCCAACGCGCTGCCAATATCACCGTATGTGGATTGACGGGCTTGTTGGCCCGCAATCAATGCGTTGCCTGTGTTCACGCCTTGGTTAGCCATTGCGCTGCCTGCGCTGGTGGCGTAGTTTTGACCCAAGTTGCCCATCGCATTTGCAGCAGTCGGCGCAAAACCAGTAACACCCGCAAGCGCATTTCGGCGCAAACTTTGGGTGTCGCGGAAGCGGTTGTATGCGTTGCTGTACTCTTGCGAACCCATTTCTTGGCCATAGCGGGCCGCAGCTTTCATGGAGGGGCCAGAAATTTGCCCACCTCGAATGGCGGCCTGACGATCCAATTGTTTTTGCCCCTCGGACAGCCGAAACGCATAACCAGGGTCAGCTTGATAATCGGCCATCGTAAAGCCGCGCACCAATTCACCACCTTGCCCAATGCCCGACAAATAGCCGGGAAGTGCGTTGACGCCTGCTTGATAAAAGGGCTGTTGCCGGGCAACACCCTCCTCGTACATTCGACGCTGAAGATCAATCTGCGATTGTGTACCAGCGTTTGCAGCGTTTGCGGCACCTTGGGCGGTTTTGTTTGCGGAATAACCCTGCGCCAACGAACTGCCAATTGATGCGTAGGGTTGAAGGGTTTTTAAACTGTTCATGATTGAACCTGAATATGTACCGGCACCCGCAGCACCCGCGCCTCCAGCAGCGCCGCCAGCAGTAGCGCCGCCACCCGACAATGTGCCAGCGGCCAAGGCTTCACCAGCACCAACTGCCGCACCGGGCGTTGCGGATGCAAGGTACGCAATTGGGTCGGCACTGGCGCTTGCTGCTGCAAGTTGGGCTTCGGTAAAAGTTGTGCCCGCAGCACCGGAGCCGGAGCCAAACATATTGGCAATACCTTCAGTCCCACCAAGAGCTTCTAAGCCGTAATAACCTGCAATCATGGGGAGGAGTACGTTGTATTCCTTAATAAACCCGCCACCGTTGGGGTCCATGCCCAGAACATCATCGGCAATCTTGTCACCCAGCACATCTCGGGCCACGCCGTATATACCGCCACCGCCTGGGTCAAGACCCAAGACATCATCAAAAAGTTTGCTGGTAAGTTTATCGAAAAAGCCCATGCTATTCCCCTTAGGTCACTTCGCGGCCAGAAACCCGCATGTTGATGGCGGTAGCGGTTCCAGCGATTGTACTGATGAAGTCGCCGGGGTTCAAAACCTGCCCGACCAACTCGGGGAACGTGTAGACCTCGGACGGTTGAAGCGTCTTGGTCTTGGTAATCAAGTTGCTGTTACCAGCAGACCCTGCCAGGGTAACCAAGTTGACCGAGATCGTGGCAGCACCGGCACTGTAATTGGTCGCAGTGAACTTGTCGATGATCGTGGTCACACCGTTGGCGGTGTACTGGGTTGTTTGGCTGTTTGCAACATCTTTCGATGGCACCAGATTTTTGACGGTGACTGTCATTAGGGTTTCTCCTTATTCAAGCATTAAGTAGCTGCGGGAGTCTTGCTCCCATTTGCCGAGGGTGCCGTTGTAAATCAACTTGTCCCCGTTAGACGGGTTCATTGCGCTTACATCGGCCAATTGCGAAAGCATAGCGGTTACTTGTGCGGGCAGCAACGACAGAGCGTCCACCTGTTTCTGCAACTCGGCTGTCAGTTCGGTGCAAGGGCATTCGATCTGCTTTTCCAGCGATTCAATCTGCTTTTGCAACTCGGCGATTTGGTCAAGTGCGCTCTCTTGAGTCGGTTGCGTCTGCACTTCCTGTGTCAGCGTCTGAAGCAGCGCGTCATAGCTGGCAATCAACGACTCGGCACTAGGGCCAACCGCAGGGTCATCAACAACGGCGTTCGCCACGTTGTTCAGCGACAAGAAGAACAAGTACCACGCCCTGTTAACCAACCCTGTGGCAGGGTCAACCAGCGGCACCCGTGGGGGTGTGATGATGGGGTTAAGCATTGGTCGGACTCAGCATCAGTTCAGCGCCCATGATGGCAATCTTCACGGGGTCGGTGCCCGACACCTCGTAGACGCGATCACGCAGCTTCAGGGTCATGCCCAGTCTGCGCCAGATGGCACGGCGATAGTACTCGCCGATCTTGCCGATGCTGACCCAGTGCTCGTTCGAGTACGTGTGCCCACCATCGTCGGACCAGCGCAGCATGACCTGTGGGTCGTAACCGGGTGCAGCAGGGTAACCAATGGTCGACAGCATCATGGGCGGCACAAACGGCACAGGGTAGGCGGCTGCATCAACCAGCGGCTCAAAACCATCGCCTGCCTCAGTGGTCAGCACTTCGCCCGTTTCAGCAGTGATTTCGTTTTGCACGTACTCGGCAATCAAGATGTTGCCGTCTTCAGCCGTTAATTCTTCCGCATCGTAAGCAGGGAACAAGTTCAGGCCAACACCTGTTTCGCAGTCTAGTTGCAAGCTGTGCTGCGCGGTGCGCTTCAAGTTGTTCTGGCCGGTGGGCAGTGCTCTCCACGAGCGCAGCCACTTCTGAATTTGCCCGTTGTCCGAGTAATCTTCTAAGTCAAATGAGTAAATGTTGCCATTCTCGAAGTCGCCCACAACGATCTTGTTGTTGAACGACATCTGACAGTTGCTGCGGTGGCGGGTAAAGTCGCCGTTGGTAAACCCGGCGCGTTCGTGCCATGCTTGTGTGGCGGCATCGTACACCCATGTGGTGTTGGCCGTGGGAAAGATCAACACGTAGAAGTTGTGGCCGTCTTGCTGGTAGGTGTAGGCAACGGCGTCTGTCAGGTCAGAATACTGCTGAATATGCCACTCAACAGCATGGGTCGAGATGCGCTGGCCTGCGTAGCCATTGGCTCGGTAGACGATGCCCTGACCACGGCGGTCACGGCCAAGCCAAAACAGGCTGTTGTCCATCTTGGCGATGGAGTAGGGGGCAGCGCAGCCCAACTCGTTAAACGCGCCGGGAATGCGCTCAAGAGGGAAGTCCAGCGCAGCGGTGTCAGACCAGACCTCAATCGAGTTGGTTCCAAAGGCCCAGACCTCGCGGAAGTTGGCAACCACGGCCACCAAACCGTCAGGGGAGGCTGCGGTTTGCTGGAACTCCAGCGGGTCGATAGACGTGCCGTCCAGAAAAGCCGTGACCCACATCTTTTGGCTGTTCGGCTCGTTAAACACGAAGTAGCCATCCAAATAGGCCACGGTCACCGCGCCGGGAAAGTCTGGGTCAGTGATTGGGCCAAATGCGTTTGTGGTGGCGTTGTAGATGAAGCTGGGGCCGTTGCAAGCAATGAACAACTGGGTGCCGTTGTCGGCCATGCTGACAGGGCCAGTGCCGCTGACGTTGCCGATCAACGTGGCAGCGTAGGCGTTGTTGATCTTGAACAACTGGGTGCCCGACACCACAAAGCCTGTGCCATCGTTTGGCGAGAACGCCCACAGGCCACGGATCGGGCCTGTGCCGATGGTGTTGAGCAGGTTGAGGCCGGGGGCGCGGTTCAGGAACGCAGGTTCTTTGCCAGCCTCGGGCACGATCTCGGGAAACAGGTTGACCATACGAGCGTCCGCAGCGTTGACGCTGCGAGCTACGTAAGTGCTGCCTAGAATCGGGGTTTTCATTACGCCACCACCGCACCTCGGAAGCCGACAACCCACCAATCAGTTCCGGCAAACTGAAGGGTTACTGAATCACCCACGGCGTTGAATGTGATTGTGGTGGCACTTCCAAGATTGGTTGGTGTCAAAACGCCAGTGTCGCCGCCAGCCGCCTCTGCAACATAAATAATTGTTTTCAGTTGGCCCTGTGCGCCATCAGCAAGAGTCAACGCATTGCCAGTAGCAGTCGAAGTAAAAGCTGTGGCAAGGCTTGTGATATTTACCGCACCTGGGCCACTCAATGACTGAACTGCCGCTGATGCCCCTGTACCGCCATTGGCAACTGGCAGAGCGCCTGTCACGCCAGTTGTAAGGGGCAACCCTGTGCAATTTGTAAGCACTCCAGACGTTGGCGTGCCAAGAAGCGGAGTGACCAGCGTTGGAGTGTTTGCGAATACGTTTGCCCCTGTGCCGGTTTCATCGGTCAGTGCAGCAGCCAGATTTGCACTTGTTGGCGTTGCCAAGAAAGTTGCTACGTTTGCAGCCAAACCGGAAACTCCAGTTGCAATGGGCAGGCCCGTGCAATTAGTCAATGTCCCAGACGTTGGCGTGCCAAGAATTGGAGTGACCATGACCATGCTGGTGCTGGTGCAGGCGCTGATATTGCCGCTGGTCACTGTACCCAGCACAGGCGTGACCATCGTGGGGCTGGTAAACAACAGCGTCTTGGTAAGCTGCTTGGTGATGCCGCTTTGCACGATGGGCATAACGTCTGCTGCGTTGATGACTGTCGCAACGGGCAGTGCTGAAATGGCGATGGTGGTCATAATGGCTCCTAGAAATTGCCTGCGTAGATGTTGAAACGCTGACGATTTGACACCAATGCGTAAGGCATGGACATCACATCGTATGGGTTGTTGATGCGCTTGAGGTTGCGCTTGCTGGTCATGGCGATGCGCTGCACCTGTGGGCTTGGCTCCACGCCAAACTCAGGGGCGATCTCCATTGCCAAGTTGTAGGCAAACGCCCGCATGTAGCCCGGGGGGAAGAACAAATCCGTGCTCAGTGTGGCAGGTTGCGTCAACTCTTGCACCGAGATGAAGTGCCACTCCAGCAACTGCGTGGGCCGGGGGTAAATGTACATCTCCACGTTGGGAAACGTGTTGTTGATGAAGATTACCTGCGGGAACGTCGATGTCGAGGTCTTGACAGCAATCCCGTTGTACTGGTCTTGGTTGATGATTTTGATGCCATACGACACGCCACTGGGGGCGCGGAAGTAGGTGGCGTCATCAAGCTGGATTGGGCGGTTGCCCACAAAGTCACCGGTGGGACCAAGGGTCTGTTTGATCTGGCCCACGGGCCAGTTGAACACTTGATCTTGGGTGCAGAACACAGACAGACGCTCGGTGTTCCACGAGTCGATCATCTGGTTCATTGCAGTCAAGGCATCCTGACTGGTAGCCGCTGACGCCGTTTCACCTTCGGCAAGAACGCCCAATAGGCGCAGTGCCCGAGTAATTTGATCGCCAGCGGTATATGCCATTTCAGCTTCCTTCGGATTCGTCGCTTGCCGAAGTCAAAAACGATGGGACTTCGTTGGGCTGTTCGACGGGTTGATCGGTCACTTTGCGGGTGTACTTGCGCTTTGGCGCTTCGACTACCGGCTCGGGTGCCACCTCGACAGGTGTGTCAGGATTGTACCGTGTCCAGCCGTTTTTTTCATCATTGACGATTTCAGCTTCGTTGGTAGCAACTTTGGCACCAAACTCAGGGTGTACAAGAACAATGTTCATTCAAATCTCCATATGAAAACGGGGCCGAAGCCCCGTTTTACCAGTTGCTCAAAAATTAAGCAACGCGATAGATTGAGTACGCTGCGTCACCTGTTTTGCGGAAACGGAACGTACCAGATGTGTTGCTGGTTTTGGTCAGCGAATCTTGGATCGTGTCGTTACCAACAAGGGTGTTGCCCGTGCCAGCGGTGAAGACCACATCGTTTGCTGCATTGTCACCAATGTTGATGAAAGAGCAGTCAAATGTTGAGCCAACTTTAAGGCTAGAGAATGCAGCGTCAAGCAGTGCGCCTGTTGGGAACACGTAAGCGCCTGCGTCTGTGCCGCCTGAGTCCATAGTACACACACCAGCAGCCAAATTGTCTGCTGTGATGGTGACAGCCGCGCCAGTCAATGCAACGGGTGCGCTGGTGTTGGAAAAACTGATTTCGCCAAGATTACCGTCACCAACTTGGTAACCGCTTGCGCCATTAGGGAGTGCCATGATAATTTCCTTTTAAAGTGGTTTGAAAGCAGGGGCCGAAGCCCCCGGTTCGATTTAGCCGAAGATGCGGCAAGCCATTTGTGGACGGATGGTGTTGAAGCCATACAACACGTCAACACGGCAAGGCATACGGTCGTTGTTGATGTCGTACTGACGAACAACACGCAGGCTGATACCGTTGTGCACGGCACGGCTTGCCATGTCAACGCCTTGTGGCAGCAACAGATCGGCGGTAGCAAATGCGATGGCATCCTTGTGGTACACCAAGTTCTGGGGGAACGAGCCGCTAGCAGCACCAACAAAGATGACAGCTTTGCCAGTCAAAGGCAAACTGACCATGCTGCACAGAGCGTTGCCGGACGAGTACATCGGGGCAACAGTCACAGTGGCGGTGGTAGTGCTGGTCGAGGAGGCCAAAGCCACGAACTGAAACAACGAACCTGTGGACTCACGAGTCTGTGGGTTGGCTGCAAAGCAGTCAGCGATTGTGAACACGTCACCAACAGCGATGGTTTCACCAGAACCGACAGTCAATGTCAGAGTGGTTGCGCCTTCAGCAGTCACGCTGGCACCAGTGGTGTTGCCAGTAGCAGCACGGGTGCCGCAAGTGTGGACCTTGATCGACTGGCTCATGTTGACTTCTTCGTAGCCCAACACTTGCTCACCCATCATGCCGTTTTTGAACTGGCGAGAGATGACATCTGTGGGGTTGAAGAAACCAGACAGACCGTTCACCAAGGCAGCGTTAGCGGCAGGGTTCACGGTAGCGTAGCGAGGCGACATGGTGGCGGCGTTCTCGTTCAGCTTCTGCTGGGCTTGCAACAGCACCAAGGCGGTCGATGGGGCATTGCCGGGGGAGCCGACAGAGTTACCAACCAGCTTGTATGCGTTGGCAACGTCAGCGTCCACGGTAGAGGCCAACTGGCTGATACGTGGCTTCAAGACACGCTCTGCGAAGTCGTCCATCTGCATGGTCAATTCAGCGGATGTGAAGTTGATGCCGATGTGCTTTTGGCTGGAGACAGTCAAAGTGGTGAACTGTTCGTTGTCGTCCTGAACTTGCAGGGCGGCACCGTCAGTGACCAAAGCGCGGTCGGGCAAACGGATACGCAGTGTGGAACCGATCTTGGCACCTGAG